ATCATCGCGGATAACTGATTGGCTACACCAGCACAGATCGATGAACAAGTAGCTCTAGAGCGAGAGCAAATCAGGCAAGGACTTCAACGCCTTAGAGATAACACTCGTAAGCTACAAGATCAAAGTTATGCAAGTGCTACAGTGTATGGTGCAGCATCTATTGATGCACTGTTACCTGAGCTTGTTAAGTATATTGAGGAGTCAAGTGAGTATCGCCTGAAGCGTGGTTCTGGTCATCAATTTGATATCATCAAGAATTATGTCTCTCAACTAGAACCACTAGCATCCGCTTCTATTGCATTAAAGATTACCTTTGATAAGGTGTTCTCTACCACCAAAGGTAGTGATCAACTGCAATCAGTGTGTGATAGCATCGGTAACGCTATAGAGTCTGAGTGTCAGATGAGGCACTATGAGAAGACTGCACCTGGTCTACTTGCTTCTCTAAAGAAGAACTACTTTCACAAGTCCATTGGTACTAGGCAGAAACTAACTGTCACTCAAACACTAATGAACAGGTGTGAAGTACCTGAGTGGGAGATATGGGGTAGAGCTAATCGCATTAAGCTAGGTGCATGGCTTCTTGACTGCATCATGACAACTAGTGGTTGGTTCGTAAAGGAGCTACGTAGGCTTGGAAAGGTGACGGTAACCTATGTGGTACCAACACCTGAGTTCCTAGCTATCAAGGACAAGGTAATGGCCGATGCAGAGCTGTTTGCTCCACTTGCATGGCCAATGCTTATCGAACCTAATGATTGGACTAACGATCGTCCTGGTGGTTACCTACTCAATGAGGTAATGCGAGGCTATTCCTTGGTTCGTAGGGGAGACCCCACCCGTCTACAGGAGGAGATTCCTCTTGCCTTTCTGAACAAGATTCAGAAGGTAGCTTACCAGATAAATCCCTTTACTTATGGGGTTGCTGAGGAGCTGACTAGACTAGAACGCTCTGTTGGTAAGTTCCTGCCTATCGTTCATCACCCTCTGCCTGCTAAACCTGCTGACATTGAAACCAATTACGATAGCCGCAAGGATTATCGGAGAAGAGCAGCAGAGGTGTTGAATACACAGGCACAAGAACCTAAGAAGTCATGTAGAACTCGCATGACTATGGAAGCAGCTAAGAGGTTCAAGGATAGAGATAGATTCTTCTGTCCATGGTCATTTGACTATAGAGGTAGAGCTTATCCTATCCCTGCTTTTCTAACACCACAAGACACTGACTTTGGTAAATCATTACTGAGGTTTGCTGATGGGTCTTATATGACTCCAGAAGCTGAGTCGTGGTTAGCATTTCAAGTAGCAACTTGTTATGGGTTAGATAAAGCAACCATGTCTGAGCGGTTAGCTTGGGTTGAGGATAACATCACACTCATCAGCCGTATTGCTACTGATCCGATTGGGTCTTTACCAGAGTGGGAGGTAGCAGAAGAACCATGGCAATTCTTAGCAAGTTGTGAAGAGTATTATCATTGTGTGATCACAGCTGATAGACAATTCACAACCCAGCCTATTGCTGTAGATGCAACCTGTAGTGGTCTCCAAATCTTGGCAGGACTCGCACGGGATAAGTCAACAGCTAAGCTGGTTAATGTCTTGCCTGGTGATAAACCACAAGATGCTTACAAGGTAGTAGCTGAGGCAGCTATGTCCTCAGTTCCTGAACGCTTACGTCCTCACCTCGATAGGAAGAAGACCAAGCGCTGTGTTATGACTATCCCTTACAACGCTAAGCCTTACTCCAACAGGGGTTACATTAAAGAGGCTTTCCTAGATGATGGGATAGAACTTGAGAAGGAAGAGCTTGCTCAAGTTGTTAAAGCTATCAGGTCAGCTATGGATGTGGTCGTACCAGGTCCTATGGCTGTCATGAAATGGATTGAGACTGAGGTAGCAGCTGCTGTAAAGCGTGGTGTACAATACCTTGAATGGAGGACTCCATCTGGGTTTGTTGTTCACCAGAAGCTTAACAAGAAGAAGTTCCAGTCTATGGAGCTACAGCTGTTAGGTCGTTGTAAGATGAAGGTGGCAGTTGGGGAGACTGATGAGGTTGATCTCAACCACCACAAGAATGCAACAGCTCCTAATCTAATCCACTCCCTTGATGCTAGTCTTTTGCATCTGAGTGTCCTACGCTTTGACGCACCCATTGCTCTTATTCACGACTCTGTGCTTTGTCGTGCAACGGATATGTCTACCCTATCCGCCATTGTACGAGAAACCTACATGCACCTGTTCGCAGAGCATGACTACCTACGAGACTTCGCCAAGTATATTGGTGCAGAGTCTGACCCACCGATCATTGGTGATCTAGAACCAGAAACCGTGATCGAATCCACTTACTTCTTTTGTTAATGTCCCAACCCATCCACGTTACTCAACAGCCTGTTATCCTTGAAGGTTATCAAGCTGTACTGAAACCATCTAAGTTTGGTTATTCACTGTCTGCACTCCTGGACTCCCAGCTTATCGAAGCATTGGAGGAGGACCGTAAGGAAACACTTAAGTGGGCAGAGTCCAAACTGAAGAACCCCAAGCGTAGTGTCCTCAAGCCTGAACCCTGGGAAGAGGTTACTGCAGGTTCCTATAAGACTAAGTTCTCCTGGAATGAAGAGAACCGCCCACCTGTTGTAGACAGTGAGGGTACACCTATCACCAACACTGATCTGCCTGTCTATAGTGGCAGCAAGGTTAAGCTTGCCTTCCGACAGAAGCCCTACATCCTCAAGGATGGTGTCACCTATGGCACTAGCCTCAAGCTTGTTGGTGTCCAAGTAGTAGAGCTTGGCGGTGGTGCTGGTATTGACCGTGGTGACCTTGGTGAGACCGAGGTAGCTGCACTGTTTGGTCAGACTTCTGGCTTTAAAGCTGGCTCTGTGCCTGCATCCACTAGTGATGAGGTGTCTGATGATGTCGTCGAGGATGATGACTTCTGATGGCATTCCGCTCAGGACTTGAAGAGAAGGTCGCTGATCTTCTCACTAACCTGGGTGTCAAATACGAATACGAATCAACCAAGGTACCTTACGTACTGCAATGCAACTACACGCCAGACTTCCTCCTACCTAATGGTATCTACCTAGAGACCAAGGGTCAACTAACGGAGGAGGATAGGCGTAAGATGAAAGCAGTCAAGGCAGCACATCCCGACCTTGATATTCGTTTCGTATTTCAGTCACCCCACAACAAGATCTACAAAGGATCAAAAACCACCTATGCTAAGTGGTGTGAGAAGCACGGCTTCCAATACTGTTCCTTCCACTCGATTCCTATTTCATGGCTGACCTAAAGGAGATCAAAGCTATTGTCTCAACCCTCATCGAGGCTCTTGATAAGACTAGCTCTCCTAATGATATTATCGAAGCATTCGAGGATGAACTCGATGCTTATGATGCACTGATTCAAAACTACCACCAGAAATGATGCGTCCCACTAAGTACGGCACACCTGAGTATTATGCTGATCTCTTTGGAGATATCCTTGCAGATGTAGATAACTCGCAGCCTGCATATGCTGATGCAATAGTTGAGGGGTTCATCAAAGCAGTAGACGATTGGTTTAATTATCACGATGAGCAAGCACGAACTTATGCAGAACTCCGAAAGCGAGTTCGTGAGGCACTTACCGTGTGATGTATGTGGGTCATCTGATGCAGCTAGCCTGTACACAGATGGCCACACTTTTTGTTTTTCATGCAACGCCTACACTAAAGGCGAAGGTGATGTTCACACTCATAAAATGTCCACCAATGTCCAACTCCGAGGTTCAGCCGAGCGGCTGCAAAAGCGGAACATCTCAGAAAAGGTTTGCCAACAATACCGGATCTACAAAGACGGAGACGTTCTACGCTTCTATTATTTCGATGATGCTGGAGTCGTTAAAGGCTGTAAGGTAAAGACAAAGAGCAAACTATTCACCTATGAAGGAGAAACACCTGGCACACTCTTTGGACAACATTTGTTTCCCGCCACTGGAAAACGAGTCGTCATCACTGAAGGGGAACTCGATGCGGCTTCGTGTAGTGAGGCTATGCCGGGGTGGCCGATGGTATCTCTACCTAGCGGTGCCGCAGCGGCCAGGAAGTCGATTCAACGGGCTCTCCAATGGCTCCAGGGTTATGAAGAGATTGTCCTGTTCTTCGACAATGACGAGGCAGGCCGTAAGGCAGCGGAGGACGCGGCAGGGGTCCTACCACCTGGCAAGACAAAGATCGCAAGACTTGAGGAATACAAGGATGCGTCAGACGCACTTCAAGTCAATGACACTGAAGCGATTCGTCGAGCTATATGGGACGCGAAACCTTACCGTCCAGATGGCATCATCGACGGAAAGTCTCTGCTCGATGTAGTAACAACACCAAACCCACCATCAGATCATGACTACCCCTTCGACGGCCTTCAACAGAAGCTACATGGGATACGGTATGGAGAGCTTGTCACAATTACTGCAGGCTCTGGTATTGGTAAATCCAGCTTCTGCCGTGAACTCGCAACTCACCTTCTTAATAACGGAGAACGAGTTGGGTACTTGGCGCTTGAAGAAAGTAACCGTAGAACCGCCCTGGGACTAATGTCCGCTGCTGTTGGTAAATCACTTCACCTTGGTAATCATGACAGAACTGCCCTCACCGAAGCTTATAATCACAGTCTTGCTAAGTGGAACCTGTTTCTTTTTGATGGCTTCGGTTCTTTCGACCCAGACGTTATCTACAACCGAATTGAATATCTTGCTTGCGGGCTAGATACTAAGGTCATCTTCCTTGATCACCTATCTATCCTTATGTCTGGACTAGAGGGTGACGAAAGGCGGATGATTGATGTTACCATGACCAAGCTACGTTCTCTTGTAGAGCGTACTGGTATTGCTATGTTCCTTGTCTCCCACCTACGACGCACATCAAATGACACCAACCACGAAGAAGGAGCAAGAGTCACCCTTGGACAACTTAGAGGTTCGGCAGCTATTGCTCAATTGTCAGATGGAGTTATTGCGCTTGAACGGAACCAGCAAGCGGATAGAGGAGGCTCTTCTACGACTGTGCGAGTCCTCAAAAACCGTTACAGTGGCGAAGTGGGAGTAGCTTGTCAGCTTACCTACGACCTAGATACTTGTAAATTTACAGAGACTGAAGCTAATGACTTCGACCCAACAACCGACTTCTGACATTAAGCGACCCAAACCCCCTACACCTGAGGCAATCAAGCGAGCACAGTTCGTTGACAAGACCTACAAGTGGACTGGTAAGTGACACAACAACACCCCCTCACCCCACCGCCAGAGCTGTTGCAAAAGTGGTGGGCGGAAACAATTGACCAACCACAAGCTGATGCGCTTTTTGCCGCCTGTGCCGCAAAATGGGGCGCTGACCAGGAGCTGGAAGCGTGCTGTGATTGGTTCCAAGAGTTCTACAAAACTGAGTCTTGGGTCAAGCACGATTTGGAACACTTCCGCTCCGCCCGCCGCCCCAAACCGCTGAGCTTGAAGCAGCAGGCGCTGGAGGCTCTGAGCAAATCATATGTTGAAATGTGGTGCGTAGACATGGAAGCAGATTTAGCTGTGATCCACGCTGCTATTGAATCCCTGCCCGACTAATGAACCTAATCTTTGACTTAGAGACCGACGGCTTATACGATGATGTTACCAGGATCCACTGTATCGGCATCTATGATCTCAACACTGATCAGACTCTTGTCTTCAATGATGAAGGTAGTGAGCAACCTGTCTCGAAAGGTATCCAACTACTTGAGGATGCCAATGTCCTTATTGGTCACAACATTGTCGGTTATGATTTGCCTGTTATCCGTAAACTCTATGCTTGGTTTACCCCCAACGCTAGGGTTATTGATACTCTGGTTCTCAGCCGCATTTATCACGCTGACATGTTGAAAACTGATCAGAAGCGTAAGTGGAAGGATATGCCACCTAAGCTTTTAGGTCGTCACTCGCTGGAGTCCTATGGTTATCGCCTTGGTGTGTACAAGGGTGAGTTTGGCAAGGACACAGACTGGAAGCACTGGTCACAAGAGATGCAGGACTACTGCATACAAGACGTAAAAGTAACACAGAAGTTATGGCAACATTTCCATCCATACCTGACTTCATCCAACTAGAACATGATGTCGCAACAATCCTCACCAACCAAGAATTACATGGATGGTACTTTAACGAAGATGCTGCACGGGAACTTGCACAAGCTCTCTATTCCGAGCTTGATGGCCTTAATCGTGTACTACGGAAGCGGTACCCTTACGTTGCAGGACGCGAATTTACTCCGAAGAGATCTAACCGAACCACAGGTTATGTAGGTGGTGCTACTGTAACCAAACTCAAGGAGTTTAGCCCTACCAGTCGTGATCATATTGCATGGGTCATGAAGAACCTGCACGGCTGGGTACCGGATAAAGAGACAGCAAGTGGCAAGACTGCCATTGATGAAACTGTTCTCAAAGACATCGGTACAGAGGAGGCGCTACAGTTCTTCCGTTGCCTTGAGTTAACTAAGCAGCTTGGTATGTTATCTGAGGGTAACAATGCCTGGCTTAAGCTAGTCAAAGGTAACCGTATTCACCACCACTGTTCAGTTGCTACTAACACCCACAGATGTGCTCACCGTAATCCTAACCTTGCACAGGTGCCAAGTGATCTTAACTTCAGGAAGTTGTTCACTGCTAGTCCTGGTATGGTCATGGTTGGTGCTGACCTTGCGGGCATTGAACTACGAATGCTCGCCCACTACCTTGCTCGATATGATGGAGGTAGGTACGGAGACGTACTTCTCAACGGTGACATACACCAAGAGAATGCAGACAAGATAGGCATATCACGCCGACTAGTAAAGACTGTAACCTATGCGTTTCTGTATGGGGCAGGCGATCAAAAGATAGGACTTAGCTATGACCAAAGCCTTTCCCCGAACAAGGCAAAAGAAAAGGGGGCAGAGATACGAGCTGCTTATGTTGCTGCCATTGACGGCTTGGATAGTCTTCTTACCGCTGTTCGTCAAGCAGGTGAGCGAGGCTTTATCCGGTCCATAGACACACGTAAGATCTCTGTAGATAGCCCACACAAGGCTCTCAACTACTTGCTCCAATCAGGTGCAGGTGTTGTTGCTAAGCGATGGATGGTTATTGCTAACAATACTTTCTTCCATAATCACACTCATCAACTTGCGTTTATTCATGACGAGTTGCAATGGGAAACCACACCAGATGCTGCTGAGATTCTCAAGCTTCACCTGGAAGAGTCAGCCATAGCTGCTGGCCAATACTACAACCTCCGTATCCCTATCGCTGCCGAGGGTAAGATCGGATCCACTTGGGCAGATGTTCACTAATTATGGCCACCAAATCAAAGACTGCACTAGGACGTGTAGAGTTCAAGTCCCGTGCTAAATACAAACGTACCCGCCAAGGTAACGGTACACGATCACTACCCTCCCATGGACGCAAGCTTCGTCGAGGTCAGGGTAAGTGAGTCTACTCATTGATGCTGACTTCATCGTCTACAAGTGTTGTGCAGGAGCCGAAACAGAGATTGACTTTGGAGAAGACCTCATCGTCGTTACCTCCAACTTCAAAGAAGCCTACGAGTATGTCGAGCGAGAGTTGTACAACATCGCAACTGACCTTGGATGCTTCGATGATTCTATTCTGTTCTTTTCTGATTCTATCAACTTTCGTAAATCTATTGATCCAGCGTATAAAGGACATCGAAACCGAAAGAAGCCGTGCGGCTACAAAAGGGTTATCAACAAACTCAAGGAAGAGTATCCAGTTGTTGTAATGCCTACACTAGAGGCTGATGATGCCTTGGGTATCTACGCCACTAAAGAGCCAGGACACATCCTTTGCAGCCCCGATAAGGACATGCGACAGATCCCTGGGCAGCTCTATGACCTTACCGATGGGGTGGTTACTGTAGAGCCTGAGGAGGGCCGCAGATGGCACCTCATCCAAACACTAGCTGGTGACCAAACTGATGGCTACGCTGGTGTACCTGGTATTGGTATCAAACGTGCTGTGGCTCTCTTTGAGAAAGAGGGTTACACCTGGGATACAGTAGTTAAAGCATTCGCTGAGAAGGATCTTGGAGAAGATGTAGCTCTTATGAATGCACGCCTTGCTAAGATTCTACAATGTGATGACTATGATTTCACCAATCAAGAACCAAGACTTTGGTCTCCCAGCTCCAGTACTGGAACTAACGATGGAGCAGCAGTTCAAACTCAAACAGATTGAGAATGCACTGCGTGATAAAGACACTAAGCTAGAAGATGTAATCACTATCTTCATGGCTCTTCAACGCCAAAACTTTACTCTCTGTAATACAGTATCCAACCTAGTTAAGAAATGGCCAACTCAAATACCACAGGTCCCAGTTACTACAAGCGAGGAAACGTTGAAGTTTGGGACTTCATCAGAGACCAAGGGCTGAACTACCACCTTGGTAATGCAGTTAAATATATCTGCCGTGCTGGCTTTAAAGACAGCCGAGTAGAAGATCTTAAAAAAGCAATCCACTATCTTCAAAATGAGCTTGAATCCATCACCACAACAGCAAGCAAAGGAGTTCCGAGCTGGTTTCCAAGTAACGAACAGTACGAGTCCAGCTTCACGGACTATGCAGCGGACTTTGATCGTTGAGGAATTTAAAGAGTTCCTTGATGCAGAGAACCAGTTACTTTTGGGATTCGTAGTCAACGCTACCGATGCCCTTAAAGAGCTAGCTGATCTTGTCTATGTCTGCTATCAATATGCAGAGAACCTAGGATGGGATCTAGATGAAGCCCTCTATCGTGTTCACCAAAGCAACATGAGTAAGCTTGGTGAAGACGGTAAACCTATCTACCGAGAGGATGGTAAAGTCCTCAAGGGTCCTAACTATCAACCACCAAACCTTAGTGATCTTGTCTAGTATGTATACCGAACTCATCGCACGAACTGGCCGTGTACAAAGTTGGATTGATGATCCGACATCTCGTCTTCCTGTAAGTTGTACAGTCTTCGTTGTTGAAGACACTATGGAGGGACCTAATGGAATCGAAGCATCTTGGCGATTTGTCTCACACGCCCTCCGATACGGAGCTGGCGTGGCTGTTCATTTATCGAAGCTACGACCTAAAGGAAATGAAAACGGCAAAGGATTGGTTGCGTCTGGTCCAGTCTCCTTTGCCAAGATTTATTCCACTCTTAATGAAATCCTAAGGCGTGGAGGTGTGTACAAGAATGGTGCTGTCGTTTGTCATTTGGATCTCAATCATCCAGATGTGCTTGACTTTATCACTGCTAGTCGGGCTGATCTACCTTGGGTTAAGCGTTGCGTCAACATTAACCAGCATTGGTGGGAAGAGACAACTCAAGAAGTAAAAGATGCCCTCCTTGAAGGCATTAAAAAGGGTGACATCTGGCTTAACAAAACAAAGGTAGACAAGAATGGAAATCGAATCAGAGGTAACGTATGCCTGGAGGTATACCTCCCCAGTCGAGGGACCTGTCTACTTCAACATGTTAACCTCGGCGGATGTGAACTCGATCAAATTCGAGGTGCGTTTGTCCAAGGAATGTCCGAACTGTGCACACTACACAGCAAAACAAATGTTGGAGAAAGCGGAGAATACCTGCCTTCAGAGACTGATCGCCAAGTCGGTCTCGGATTGCTGGGACTTGCCAACCTTCTCCGACGCTATGGCATCACCTATCAAGCCTTCGGACAAGCCCTGAGCTATCTGAATGATGGTATTATTCCTGTAGAAGCTGATGGTGCCTATGTGCTAGCCAAGGAACTACAAGCTGGTATCCAAGCAGCAGCAGAGGTAGCTAAGTTCAACAACATGGACCGTGCCTTTGCTATTGCCCCTACTGCTTCATGTAGCTACCGCTACAAGGATCTCGATGGCTATACTACTTGCCCTGAGATCGCTCCTCCTATTGCCCGTCAAGTAGACCGTGATAGCGGTACCTTCGGCGTCCAGAGCTTTGATTACGGTCCTGTTGAGATCGCATCTGAAGTTGGCTGGGAGAACTACAAACGAGTTACGGATGGTATTGTCCGACTGCTCGATACTACGGGACTTCTTCATGGGTACTCATTCAATAGCTGGTCTGATGTGATCACCTATGATGAAGCATTTATTGAGGAGTGGCTGGATAGCCCCCAAACATCTCTTTACTACTCACTCCAAGTGATGGGAGACGTTCAGGATAAATCCAGCGCATATGCAGCACTGGATGAAGCTGAAGTCGATGATTACCTGGAGTCAATTCTTAACTCAGCTCCTGATTGTAATTGCGGCGAATGAACCCTTATCAAAAACTACAAAATCGTAAACGTACCTGGACTCCAGTACAAACCACAGCAGGTGAACTTTGTGCAGGCTCTGAAGAAACCATCTACCGTGCCCTCGCTATGCGACACATGGAACTCCCCGTTGGTAGCTTCATTCAAGATGCCATTGATGAAATTCCAGCTCTATCGGCAGACCTGCTACGCTCTAATGTCAAAGACGAAGAAAACCACGACCTGGCTCTCGGTTACATCGCCAATGCTTTGGGTGTTGACGAAACTGCTGAAGCCGAAGCAAAGCGCCTTAGGGATGCTTGGCAAGCGCATCCTGATCACACTGTCCTCAAAGCACTTGTTGCCGAGCGTGCAATTTTCTTCGTACTACTCCCCTTCTTCCGCTTTAATGGTGACGGTGGTCTCCGCACAGTCTCCGCTGACATCAGCCGAGATGAGCAAGTCCATGTAGCGGCCAATAGCCTTGTCTGCAAGGAGCTTGGGTTGGAGATCAGCCCATCCTTGGACAAGCTGCGTAAGGCTACTATTAACTGGGTTATGTCGCCCCTCAAGGCATCTACTAACAAATATCTGGACAAAAAATTTTGGCTGGATGCCAGTGACCGCTTGATGTATGAAGGGAAGGCTCCAGAACTTTCTGATACAAAGCGAGCACGTATGCCTGCCTTCTTTGAACATGCAAACCCCAACCTACCTCAGTATGCTTGAGACCCATGGTCTCCAGTTTACTTCTCTCCTCCAACAACTAGAGGAGAACTTCCCACCACTTAATCCCCACCCGGATGACTCACACTCATTAATTATGTACCGCTCTGGCCAACGTTCAGTGGTCGAGTGGATTCAACACCAACTCAACGAAGAGAACAATGGCTAATACGAAGAAGAACAATCCAGCTCCCAAGGCTTCAGCTCCCAAGGCACCAACGCTAAGTCAAGACTTGAAGATTGCTGGTACTGGTGGTATCACTAAGCAAGAACTTAAGACCATCACTGAGGCAAGTGGTAAGTCAGGCGGTCAAGTTATCCAACGACTGGATGCGCTAAACCAAAAACTTAAAGGAAAGGATCAGACAGGTATCAACCTCAATTCTGGTGCTGCTAATATGTTAATCAAACAGGCAGGACCAGCTTATGGTGGTATGTATGGTCTTACTCAAAAACCTACCTTTGGTACTGGTAGGATTGGCCAGACTCTAGAAGGTATGCGTGGAACTCGTGCAAGTGATGGTCCTGGTACAGCATCTAGGCTTATGATGGGTGGCACAGCTCTTCGTCCTGGTGGACGTGAAGTTGTGCAAGGATTTGGTAAGCAGTACGGTATGCCTACTTCCACCAAAGGTCCCTATGATGGTATGATGGATAATCTAACTGGAAACGATCAAGGGCTTCCGCCTCCACCTACTTCTAGTTCTATTGAGCCCGAGACGCTTCCCGAGCTTGCACCCGAAGAGGGAATGCAACCGGACATCAACATTAACATGGATTCACTTGGCTCTAACCTAGCTAATTGGGCGCCTGGATTCAAGACTGCACGCAGCAGCCGTCAACGTGCTGGCCGTAAAGCACAAGGTCTAGGTCAACAACGTGTATCACCGACTGGTTCATTCAGAGGTAGTGTAGGTTAATTCAAATGTCAGCTAAAACAAGATACGATTATCTAAGTAAGTATCGTTCCACGTTTCTAGACACAGCTGTACAGTGCTCTCAGTTGACATTACCTACCCTCATTCAACAGGATGATGATGTAGGACGTTCAACTAATCTTAGGTTGACTACACCATGGCAAAGTGTTGGTGCTAAGGGAGTTGTGACTCTAGCTTCTAAGTTGATGCTAGCTCTTCTACCTCCTCAGACCAGCTTCTTTAAGCTACAGATCGATGATTCAAAGATCGGTGTAGATCTCCCAGCAGAAGCACGATCAGACCTTGATATCTCCTTCGCCAAGATGGAGAGGTCTGTCATGGAAATCATAGCAGCATCTAGTGATCGCGTTACCGTACACCAAGCTCTCAAGCACCTGGTGGTTGGTGGTAATGCTCTCATCTACATGGGTCCTAAGGGACTGAAGCTATATCCATTGAACCGCTATGTTGTAGATAGAGATGGTAACGGTGAAATCCTAGAGATCGTCACACGTGAACGCATCAGTCGTAAACTACTTGCACCTATCCTTACTGCCACTCTTCCCGTCAACCCACCTGGTGAAGATGGAGCTGATAATGATGAGGATGTAGATGTTTACACACATGTAAGACGAGACAACAACCGTCTTGTATGGCACCAGGAAGTCTTCGATAAGATCATTCCTGGCTCACAGGGTAAAGCACCATTGGATGCCAACCCTTGGTTAGTCCTTAGGTTCAACGTTGTAGACGGAGAATCATTTGGACGTGGTAGAGTGGAGGAGTTCCTTGGAGATCTCCGTTCACTTGAAGCTCTTATGCAAGCTCTCGTAGAGGGCTCTGCAGTGGCCGCTAAGGTGGTCTTTACTGTCTCCCCGTCTAGCACTACTAAGCCGCAGACACTCTCTGCTGCGGGGAACGGAGCCATCATTCAGGGGCGTCCCGATGACATCTCTGTTGTACAAGTTGGCAAGACAGCTGACTTCAAGACTGCTATGGAGATGGCTAGTGTACTAGAGCGTCGCCTCAGTGAAGCATTCCTGATTCTTAACGTAAGGAATAGTGAACGTACCACAGCTGAGGAAGTACGCATGACTCAGATGGAACTAGAGCAACAACTCGGTGGCCTATTCTCGCTGCTGACTGTTGAGTTCCTTGTTCCCTATTTGAATCGTAAGCTCTCTGTTCTACAGAAGACACAAGAGATTCCACGTATCCCTAAAGATCTTGTACGTCCTACCATTGTTGCTGGTATCAATGCACTTGGTAGAGGACAGGATAGAGAGTCACTGACTCAGTTCTTCACTGTCATTGCTCAGACACTAGGACCTGAAACACTTGGCACTTACCTTAATGTAGACGAGGCAGTTAAACGTCTTGCTGCTGCTCAAGGTATTGATGTACTGAACCTGGTTAAGTCCATGAGTCAAGTACAACAAGAGCAACAGGTAGCACAGCAACAAGCTATGCAAATGGAGCAACTTAAGCAAGCACCTAACATGGCTAAAGCTCCACTACTGGATCCCTCAAAGAATCCTGAACTATTAAATGGTTTAAATGGACAAACAAACACCAACGAGATCCCAGAGATCGAACAAGAAAGCAACATCCCCGGAGGAAGTCCCTTCGGTTGACACAGTTGATGATCAACCTACTGAAGCTGCGCCTTACATGAAGCGCACTAAGGTAGGTGAACCCACCATCGGTCGTTCCCCCGATTTTGTCAAGACAGTAGGTCTTGGAAATCTAACCGTTATCACAGCAAATGGCAAACGAAATTACACTTAATCCGTATGAGCAAGTAGAGGGTGAACTCTCTGCTGAAGAACTTGATTCCCTGGAAGTTGGTGAACGTCTAGCTGAGCAAGAGCAACAGTTGTTGGCTGGTAAGTACAAGTCAGCAGAGGAGCTAGAGCGTGGCTACCTTGAGCTACAGAAACGCCTTAGTGGTAAGGAGGCGCCTGAGGTAGAGGCACAAGAAGAGCCTCAGGAGGAAGCATCTACTGAGGATGAGGAAGGTGGTAACCTCTACGAAACAATTATGGAGTCCTACCGTACTGGTGAGTGGGATCCTCAAGTAGTTAATGCAGTTGAAAGCATGAACCCTGTTGATGTTGCTAACATGTTCCTTGAGAACCAGCAAGCTCAACAGCAATCTACCCCTCAAGCTACAGAGTCTGACATCGAACAAATCCAAGAGGCAGTTGGTGGTTCTGATGAATATCGGAACATGATTCAATGGGCTGGTCAGAATCTTTCTGAACAAGAGGTAGCTATGTATGATGCTGTTATGGATCGTGGTGATCCTCTTGCTATGTTCTTTGCTGCTCAGGCATTGAATGCACGTTACCAAGATGCTGTAGGTTACGATGGTGAGATGCTTACTGGCAGTGCTCCACGTAATACTGCTGATGCATTCCGTTCACAAGCTGAGTTGGTAGCAGCAATGAGTGATCCTCGCTACGATAAGGATCCAGCCTATCGTGCTGATGTAGCAGATAAGCTTGAACGATCCAACATCAATTTCTAATGAACGACACTAACATCTTCGCTAAAGAACCCACCATGTACACCGACGAATCCTACACTGTGCCTCATAACGAACGTGCTGAACTCCTCAATGGTCGCCTTGCTATGCTTGGCTTTGTGGCTGCTATTGGCGCTTATATCGTAACTGGTCAAATCATTCCTGGAGTATTCTAATGGCTCTTAAGAAAGGCTCATCTGATAAGACTGTATCTGCCAACATCCGTAAGATGAAGGCAGAAGGTTATCCTCAGAAGCAAGCTGTTGCTGCTGCACTTAATAGTGCTGGTAAGGCAAAACCTAAGAAGAAAAAGTAATGGCTAAAAGTGTTAGCCTAAAAATTGGTGTACACAAATCCCGTACTGGTGGATTAACAAAAGCTGGTCGGGATAAATATAACAGAGAGACAGGCTCTAACCTAAAGGCTCCACAGCCTGAAGGTGGTCCTCGAAAGCGTTCCTTCTGCGCTCGTATGTCTGGCGTGAAGGGACCAATGAAAGATGAGAAGGGTAGACCTACCCGTAAAGCACTAGCCCTTCGTAAATGGAAATGCTAAATGGCTAAACCTGGACTCTACGCAAACATCCACGCCAAGCGTGAACGTATCGCTAAAGGTAGTGGTGAAAAGATGCGTAAACCTGGTGCTAAAGGAGCACCTACTGCAGCTCAATTTAAACGTGCTGCTAAAACTGCTAAAAAGAAGTAAATAGTAGTTAGAGGCTTAGCCCCTAGCGAGTAGTGCTTGGCCTCTTAAATGAGTAGATGGAAATATAAATGTTCCTTGCTATCTTATTATGATCCCTCTTCTAACTACTCTGTCGGTGATTACCTCTTGGTATGGTCCTGGTTTCCATGGTAACCTTACTGCGAGTGGATCTCGATACAATCAAAACGGCCTTACTGCAGCGCACAAGACACTCCCCTTTGGCACACGTTTACGTACTTGCTTTAAGAGGTGTGCCGTGGTGACGGTCAACGATCGTGGTCCCTACATTCATGGTAGGAGCCTTGATCTCAGTAAAGGTGCGGCTGATGCTATCGGTCTCACTGCCTCTGGAGTTGGACGAGTCTCTGTTACTCGACTTAACTAACTACACATGGTTACAATCGCGGATTCCGCATGGATGGCTGGACTCTTCGAGGGCGAAGGGTCTATATCCATTAGTCAGAAAAAAGGTTACTGCTACCTTCAACTAGTCAGTACTGATCATGACGTTCTACTTAAGTTCGCCGGGTTAGCTAATTGCACTAACAACAAAATTACTTACTGCCCGCGTCGGTCACACCAAAATAAAGATGCTTGGAAGTGGCAAGTTGGTAATAGAAAAGATGTTACTCGACTGCTCAATCTAATGCTACCGTATCTGGGTGATCGTCGTGCCCATAAGGCATTAGATGTTTTCGATTTTTACGATGACCGCAACTTTAACTCTACCCCAGAAAGAGTCTAATATCTGGGATAAGTACCTTAGCTGGGTAACCAGTACTAATAATCGTCTTTATATCGGACACTTTGGGGTGATCATGATCCCCTGTTTACTGGCTGCAGCTATCTGCTTTATTATCGCTTTTGTAGCAGCACCTCCAACGGATATTGATGGTATTCGTGAACCAGTATCAGGCAGCCTTCTTTATGGAAACAACATCATATCGGGAGCCGTCGTTCCGAGCAGCAATGCCATCGGACTACACTTCTACCCAATTTGGGAAGCTAATTCACTTGATGAATGGCTCTACAACGGGGGTCCATTCCAACTTACAGTGTTCCACTTCCTCATTGGCATCTATGCTTACATGGGACGAGAGTGGGAACTTAGCTATCGACTAGGAATGAGGCCTTGGATCTTTGTCGCATACTCTGCTCCCGTGGCGGCTGCTACCGCTGTATTCCTTATCTATCCCTTTGGTCAAGGAAGCTTCTCTGATGCTATGCCTTTGGGTATCTCCGGCACCTTCAACTACATGCTGGTGTTCCAGGCTGAACATAACATTCTTATGCACCCCTTCCATATGCTTGGAGTCGCGGGTGTATTTGGTGGGTCTTTGTTTAGCGCGATGCACGGCAGCCTGGTTACGTCTAGTCTTGTTCGTGAAACGACTGAAGAGATCTCTCAGAACTATGGGTACAAGTTCGGTCAAGAAGAAGAGACTTATAACATCGTTGCCGCTCATGGTTATTTTGGACGTTTGATCTTCCAGTATGCATCTTTCAATAATAGCCGTAGCCTTCACTTCTTCCTTGCTGCTTGGCCTGTTGTTGGTATCTGGTTTGCTGCTTTGGGCGTTTCGACCATGGCTTTCAATCTTAATGGTTTCAACTTTAACCAAAGCCTTGTCAGCTCTGAAGGGAAAGTGATTAACACTTGGGCTGACATTCTTAACCGAGCTGGTCTTGGTTTTGAAGTGATGCATGAACGCAATGCTCACAACTTCCCACTTGACCTTGCAGCACACACTGCACCTATCATTGGTTAATTATGGCACGCGCTAATCCTTTTGATCCGAAGGTATCTTCGGTATCTGCTGTTCAATACGTAACGAATCTCGCTGCTTCTCCTGCCTTTGCAACTGCATATGGTGAAGCTAATCAAACGCTCGTTGAAATGAGCCCTAAGGGTGTTAAGGTGCAAGCTGGTACGCTTGCTACTTGGCCCTAACTTTTAATTGGATTGGAGGCACCTCAGAGTAGGACCTCCTTTTCTTTGGCTTAGGCCGGTTACGACCGATACCCTTTGCCATGACAGTCGGAGAGACGACACCAAAAATGACTACAAAATTTTCTAGGATCCTAGAGAGACAACGCAAACAACTCTCTCTTAACTATTGTGGCTAACACTCTTGTAACTCCTGTAGGTCGGATTAATAACACTAGTTCGACCCCTCTTGCTCTTGGTACTGCTTATGATACCAAGTACGCAACTTATCTGAAACTGTTCTCTGGCGAGATGTTCAAAGCCTATGAAGGCGCGACTATCGCTAAGGGCACTGTGCAAAGCCGTACCCTGAAGAACGGTAAGGCAATGCAGTTCATCTTCACTGGCCGTATGGAAGCGGCTTACCACGAGCCTGGTACTCCGATCCTGGGCAGTGGTGATCCTCCGGTGGCCGAGAAGACCATCGTCTGTGATGACCTCCTCATCAGCTCTGCATTCGTGTATGATCTTGATGAGACCCTTGCTCACTATAGCCTCCGTTCGGAGATTGCCAAGAAGATTGGTTATGCTCTGGCTGAAGCTTATGACAAAAAGATCTTCCGTCAGATCGCTAAGGCTGCTCGTGAAGCTCATCCTATCACTGCCGCTCCTGGTCCTGAGCCCGGCGGTTCTGTGATTCAACTTGGTGCTAACAAAGAGTATGATGCTCAAGCACTGGTTGATGCCTTCTTCGAGGCTGCTTCTATTCTCGATGAGAAGAACCTGCCTAAGCAAGGCCGCACTGCTGTACTGTCTCCTCGTCAGTACTACGCACTTGTGTCTCAGGTGGACAGCAACATCCTCAACCGTGACTATGGCAACAGCCAAGGTAACCTGAACAGCGGTGAGGGCCTGTATGAGATCGCTGGTATCTCCATCAAGCGTTCCAACAACCTACCCTTCCTGGCTGGTAACGTGTCTTCCGTCAACGGTGAGAACAACGACTACTCCGGTAACTTCAGCACCCACTGTGGTCTGATCTACTACAAGGATGCCGCTGGTGTTGTGGAAGCTATTGCTCCTTCTGTGCAGACTACCTCTGGTGATGTCTCCGTGATGTACCAGGGTGACCTGATCGTGGGTCGTCTGGCTATGGGCTGCGGTACCCTGAACCCCGCTGCTGCTATTGAGCTGCAGTCGGCTCGCTCCTGATAAAGGAGACAGCTAATGGGATTCGCACTTGTTGACGGTGTAGGTGTCACTACTAGTGAAACTGCCTACATGCGTCCTCCTATTGAGCCTGGCCGTGAAGGTGGTACGGTTGTCAGTGTAACTCGTACATCTGGTGGTACTGGCCAAACTGCTGGTACCGGTAAAACCACAACTGCCGATAACATCAATGGCTCTGGCTGTACCATCACTACCACTGTAACTAGTGGTGCTGTAACTGGCCAGACTGTTGCTGCTGGTGGTGATGGCTATCGCGTTGGTGATGTGCTGTCAGTTGCTGGTACAACCGCTGCAACCTTCCGTGTTGACACTGTTTCTTATACCAACTGAGGTACTATCTAATGGCTAATCTTTCTACTGCTGCTGGTGGTAACGGTGTTGCTGGTAACGTTAACTTCGCTACCCGCACTGTGACCGGCGCATACGCTTCTACCTATGCTGATAACGGCAACCTGGCTGTCTCTGACAACCACGCTGTTCGTCGCTCGGTATCCCGCACCCATGGTGGTGCTACCGCCTCTGGCGTGTTCTCGGAGACCCAATGTCTTCGTACTTCTTACTCTGGTGTTGAGTCGGATGTTCCGGCACTTGACGCCAGCCGTACTGCTGCCTAACTAGGTTTACTAAGGGGGTCCTTCGGGATCCCTTTTTTTTAATTCTTCTATAACACCATTGTTATGCCGTATACCAATAACGCTCAGGCTGAGCTACAAGCTGTTAATGAAATTCTGGCGTCTATTGGTCAGGCGCCTGTTACCACCATTGAGGCACAGACCATCACATATGAAGATGGTACTACTGTCGAAGCTGTAATCAACCCGGAAGTTGCAATTACTTACGAGACCTTAATGCAAGTCTCTCGGGAGGTACAGGCTGAGGGGTGGACATTTAACCGAGAGGTTGAATACCCACTTACTCCTGATACTAATGGCTATCTATCACTTACTGGTAGTATGCTACAAATTGATCTTAGCGATAACGTAGCTAATAGTAACTACGATACTGTCATTAGGAATGGCAGGCTTTACGATAAGATCGGACACACTGATGTATGGGATACAACTAAGACATACGATGTAGATGTTGTCTGGTATTACGACTTCGTTGATCTTCCTCAAGTCTTTAAGGACTACATCACATCACGAGCTGCTACACGTTGTGCTATTCGTCTTGTTGGTGATGTCAACCTTACTCAAGCCCTGGCATCATTCGAGACATGGCGTAGGTCCAACTGTCTTGAGTATGAATGCAATGAGGGTGACTACACTATGTTTGGTTTCAAACAAGGTGATGGATTCTACAGCAGCTATAAACCATTCAAGGCTCTTGCACGATGACAGCAATCTCTCAACGTATACCTAATTTCATTGGTGGTGTGTCCCAACAGGCTGATGAGAAGATGCTGTTGGGTCAAGTTAAAGATGCCCTTAACTGTTACCCTGATATTACCCTTGGCTTGCTCAAGCGTCCTGGTGGTAAGTTCCTGGGTAGACTAGCGAATATAACTGCCAACACAGCTAATACAGCTGCATGGTTCAGTATGTTTAGGGATAACCAAGAGAAGTATATTGCTACTATATCTTCTGCTGGTGTACCTAGGGTATGGAACCTGTTGACTGGACTAGCTGGTACTATCACTTACCCGACTGGTAAGCAAGCATCTATTGAAAGCTACCTAACTGCTACTGACTACCGTAGTATCAAAACTCTCACTATTAACGACTTCACCTATATCGTCAACAGTGAGAAGATTGTTACAGCTAAAGCAGCACCAACTTGGAATGCTAAGCGTCAGGCAACACTTATTGTTACTGCTGTTGACCACGATAATACCTACTCTGTAACCATTAACAGTACAACTTTTACCTATACATCGCCTAGTTCTAATTCTGGTAACCTGGTTATTGGTACAGTGATGACTGGCATATCTAATGCTATCACTAGTGGCTTTGCTACTAAGACTATCATTGATAATACCATCTACCTAACCTTTAACTCTGATACTAATGTATCTGCTTCTGGTGGTCCTGATGGTAAGTACATCAGAGCTTTCCAAGATTCAATCAATACATTTGCAGGTCTACCAGAACAAGCTAAACACAACCAAGTCGTTAAGATCAACAACACATCAGCTAACCAAGATGACTTCTATCTGAAGTTTGTTGCTGATGATGGGGATAAAGGTAAAGGTTATTGGGAAGAGACTATTGCACCTAATGTAAGTAGGGGTGTTAATGAGAATACAATGCCTATTGCATTGATTCGTACTAGCCTTAGTCCTCTTACCTTTAGGGCTACCTTCCTGGATGGTTCAGAAACAATCAATGGACTTCCTCTGTTGTGGGAACCACGATTGGTTGGGGATGATGAATCCAATACCCACCCATCCTTTGTTGATAATACGATCCAAGACGTCTTCCTATTTAACAATAGGCTTGGATTTCTGACTGAAGATAATGTCTCCATGTCTCAAGCTGGAGATTACTATAACTTCTACCATAAGTCTGCTACTACACTTACTGCAGCTGATCCTATTGACCTTAGCTGTGCCAGCATTAAACCTGCTATTGTTCGCTCGGTTGTACCAATCACTCAGGGTCTTCTGTTGTTTAGTGATAGCCAACAGTTCCTGATGGAAGCAGAGAATGGTGCATGGACACCAGCTAACTGCACGATCAGCACTATTGCTAACTACGAATGTGATCGCTATCTAAAGCCTATTGACCTCGGCTCTACTGTGTTGTATGCCAGTCGTAACCAGAGCTGGTCTAGGGTCTTTGAGATCTTCACTAGGGGTCAAAGAGAAACACCTACTGTTACTGAGACCACAAAGATCGTTCCTGAGTGGGTACCACAAGACATCACGGACTCCGTAGGAAGTGCCCAGAACGGCCTGTGGGCAGCCTCTGGTAGAGCCTCTAATACTTTGTACCTGTACAAGTTCTTTGAGCAGGGAGACGAACGTCCTATGGCTGCATGGGTTAAGTGGACTCTACCATCTAATATCATCCATACAGCTGTTCAGAATGATGTTCTCTTTGTACTTACCAGTGGTACTGAGGGATACACTGTAACTCAACATAAACTTGTACTAGCACCTAGTACTGGTGGTCTTATCAACAGCCTAGGAAACACTGTTGATCCTTACTTGGATTCATGGTGTGAGGTAACTGATGCTGCTATGGTATCCCCTACACCTCCTACTGCTCCAAGCTATAGTAATACTACTTCTGTTACTAAGGTATACTTGCCTACTTACTTCAACACCACCAAGGTGATCAAGTTTGTCGTAGGTCTACTTAAGGTTGGTAACCCAGGTACGCAATCTGGTTATACTAACGTAGCCACATTAGCCACTGATGGTGGTGGTACATACTTCACTATTCCTGGTGATGTTACTGGTAACTATATCTATGTTGGCTATGAATACAACATGGAGATTACCCTGCCTAGATACTACTACTCAATGGGTCAATCAGGTGTTGACTTTACTGCTGTTACCACGACATCACGTATGGCATTCTATACGGGATTAGGTGGTGATATTTACTTTAGTATCAGAGATCGTAGTAGACCTGAATGGTCCAGTATTGGTGGTGCACAGATAGCTGACTTCTATCCAGCCAATACCTCACCATTCCGTGATACTTACGTCTATAAAGTTCCCATTTATCAAAGGCCAGACAACTATACAATGAAAGTAACTTCAAATACTCCATTCCCTGTTAGTCTTGTGGCTATGCAATGGGAAGGACAATACTCACCTGGCTTCTATAGGAGGACCTGAGGATGGATCCAATTAGCGCGATCCTTGGAATAGGTAGTTCCATCTTTGGTGGCTTAGCTGGACAAGCTGAAGCAGATGCTCAGAATAGAGCCATCAATGCACAACATAAATATAGTACACAAGCTTGGCGTTACGGTAAACGTAGTACCATGGCTGATTGGCGTCATAGCACTAAGCAGTGGCGTCTGAATGAAAAGAACGAAGAGACACTTGGTGCATTCAAGGATGCAACTAACCTTCAAGATTGGCAGTACAACTTAAAGATTCAAGACTTTGAGTACGCCTCTCAGATGAAGCAATATGCTAAGTCTGAGAAGATCTACGGTCAGCAGCTCACCTTCAACCAAATGGCACAAGCTGCTGCCAATGAAGCTGAGTATCGTAAGCTGGAAGATACCATGAAAGAGATGGCATTCCAGAATCAAGATATTGTTATCAAAGCTCTTCAGTCTGAAGGCGCTGCTGCTGTTAAAGGTCAGCAAGGTAGAAGTGCAGAGAAGATGGAGCAAGCTCAATTTGCTGCTCTTGGTCGTAACCAGGCAATTCTTGCTGAGTCACTGTTGAGTGCTAAGGCTGATACAGCATCTGCCTTGCGTAAGATTGCTAACGATAAGTTTGGTGCTGATCTTGCTGCAGAAGCTAGCCGTATGCTACGTCCTGATCGCCTTCCACAACCGCCTAAGCCTCTTACTACACCACGTGCTGAGTATCTCAAACCACGTAAGCCTAAGGCATTTGACTTCGGTCCTAAACCTGTTAAAGGTGCTATGGCATCTTCTACTGGTGCATGGATGGGAGCAGCTACTCAAGGTTTAACTAGCATTGCTGGTGCTATTGGTAGTTCTGGAAGTAAATACGATTTCACACTAGGAGGTAGAACCAACTCTTTAGGTGGAGCATAATCACTAACTAACATTGAAATGGATCAAGTAAATTACAGAGGGTACGCCCGGAGTATAGGTTTCGATCCTATTAAAGCACCTACGGAAGGTCTTGCTAGAATGCAAGAACGAGACGGCCGTATCATACGTGGTATGGAAGAGAACCGTAGGGAAATTAAACAGGTAAGAGACGAGTATGGTGCTGGTCTTGAGCGTAAGCTCAACATCGAAGCACGTGATCGTGATCAAAACTATCAGTGGGAAAAGAAGCTTGCTGAGAAACGTCAGGAAGCTATTAGTAAGAACGCTCAGATACTAATTCAAAGCGAACTACAGCGTGGTAAGAACGCAGAAGCTACGTTTGAAAGTCTAGCTAAATTCAGCACAACTCTTAGCGAAGGTCTCACTGAGTACCGCAAGGCTAAGGATGAGTCTGATATGATGGCTGGCTACATGGAAGTAGCTACTGGTGGTCTATCAACACAACGTCAGCAATCAGTAGCTAATGTTGAGTCACTACTTAAGCAAAGCGGTGAAGCACAGGATCAAATTGCTGAAGGGTTCCAAGCTAGAGGACTAGATCCCACTGTTGTTACTAACCTCCTTAGCGGCAATAAGGCACGTGACTACGGTCGCCTCAAGGCTCACATGGAGATCATCACTGCTGAGTTTCCAGCTTATGCTCAGTCCAAGTTGGATGAGATGGGAGCTACTGGTGCAGCTGATCGCACTGCAGCTATGCAGAGTATCTTTGGTGACTTCCTAAAGGAGAATGGTGTCTTTGGCCTTAGTGCTGACTTCATGGCACCTGCTCTTATGAAGATGAGGGGTACCTACAACTCATTCATCGAAGCTGCAAGAAAGTCAGATGTAGTCAATAAGTCTTCTACAATGCGTGATGACGCCCTTAGTGGTATGTCACGCACTAAGACTGGAGAGAGCCTTACTGAGGCATTTAGGACCACCTCACGTAGCTATAGAGAGGATGGTGTAACACCAGTTGGTAATGCAGTTGCTAAATCTGAGATCTTTAAGGAACTAGCTGATACTACCCGCTACTCAGATGCTGATGTTGAGCGTATGCTCAAAGAGGCACAGACTGATCAAGGTAGCTGGTATGATCGCTTCCCTCGTGAGATCGATGACCTACGTAATGCCAGGCAAAAGGATCAAGAGGCTGAGTTCCAGCTTGTTGAAGCACAAGAGCGTCGTGAGAATAAGAAGCAAGAGGACCAACTGCTTGATTGGGTGAAGAACAATAACCCCAATGAAGAGACACTCCAAGCTATCATCAAAGAGTCAGCAACAAAAGGCATCAACACTGATCGTCTTAAAGCATATCTAGCCTTCACTACTGAGCAGCAGAATGCTGACTTCTGGGGTAAACAGTTCCGTGAGCAGTACGAACAAGGTACTCTCACTGCTGATGATGTTGATCAACCTGGTGTACCTATTGAGGTACGTGAGACGTGGCGTACACGTGCTCAGCAGCTAGATCAGCAACGATCTGATTCTGGTATCAAACAAGAGACAATCAAAGGTGAACTCAGTGATGCTCTCAAACAGAACTTGATTGGTGATAGCACTAACCGTTCCGCTCACTACAGCCTACGTGGTGCTTCTGACTATGCTCTCAAGCTGTACAATCAGAAGTTTAAGCAGTACGCTAAGACAATGGAACCTAGCGTTGCTGCTAATAAAGCACGACTGGATGTTCTAACTGCTATCGAAACTAAGAAAGGTGCGTTTGCTGTTATTGCATCTTCTCAGGCAAAGGCAGGTCAAACACAAGCCTTCTATGCTGCCTTCACACCTGGTAAGCATCCTGGTGCACCAGCTGCTATTAATGTCATCACTACCTCTGAAGTTGTTAAGAAGGTACGTGCTAACAGTAATGTAATCAACACTGAAGTACTGGCTAGCCCTGCTCTGCTCAAGGATATTGATAACCGCATTGCCAATGGTAAGCCTATCTCTATCCCACAGATCTATACTGATTTGTCTAGGGCAGTACCTGGTATGACCCCTACCCAGATCCTTAATGCACAGCTTGCAGCAGCAGGGCTTAGTCAACGAATTAAGCCTGGCTTTAGAGATCAACTAAATCAGATTAATGATCCTGTGTTGCGTCGTATCTTGGATCAACCTCTTACTCAAGATCGCCTTAATACTACTATCATTGGTAGTGGTAATGCACCTGCTACTGTACGTACAGGTAACAGTGGTTTTGCTGATGTACAAGCACTTGGTAATGCATCTGGGTTTAAGTTCCCTCAGGTGATGGCTGCTATGTGGGCATTGGAGTCTGGCTGGGGTAAGTATACCTCAGGTAAGAATAATGTCTTTAACATTAAGGCACGTCCTGGTCAAGGTACTATGAAGAATGGTTCCTATTGGAGGGACTATGCCTCTCCTCTTGAGTCTGCAAAGGACTTCCTGAACCTCATGACTGATCCTAGGTATGCTCCTGGGCTGTCACGTGCTCAGACACCACGTCAAGCTATCGAAGCTATTGCAGCTGGTGGCTATGCTGGTGGTGAGGCTGCCTATCCTAGTAAGATCATTCGTGTGATGCAACAGATGGGTGTTAATGTTGATCAACCCTATAAACCAGCAGCTACTCCTGCACGTAACCAAGGCTTCATGCGTCCTACGCTTGCCTACATTACAGATAACATTGGACCTACCTCTACTGGTCCCCACCTAGATGTTAAACAACAAGACAACCCTAACACACCACAGAATGAATTTGCTAGGGAGTTCTCATCTAAAGCACTTGATAACTTTGTCGTTGTCGAGGATCCTCAATTTGGACGTGTTCCTTTGAGTCGTATTCCTGTCACCGATACTTTTGCTGGTCATGTAGCCCGTGGTTCTCACGGTATTGACTACGGTACAGCCAAAGGATCTAAGGTGTTTCTACAGAATGGAGCACGTATTGTATCTAAATCCCGTACACAACATGGAGATAAGTTGGTTATTCAACTGCCGGATGGACGGCGTTTCAGTTTCCTACATGGTAAAACCTTATGACTAGTACCCCTTATGTGGACGAAGAAGAACTGAAGCGTCTAGAAGCTGAAGCACTTGCTGAAGAGCAAGCTTTGCAACAGGCAGCTCCAGCTTATAGTCCTAAAACAGCTCCTGATACAATGTATAAGGAGGCTACACCAGATCAGAATCAGGCAGCTGGTAATGTACAACCTGTTAAGTCTCCTCAACAGCAAGCCGTTCAACAGCTTACTGGTGGTGGTCAACAGCAGCCTCAACAACCACTCAACCGAGGTAGTGGCTTCATTTATGGTAGTGGTGATCCTAACGCTACTCTTGGTGAGGACCTTGGTACCTATGCACAACGCACCCTTGAGGGTCTTGGATCCGTTGGTATGGGTATCATTGACTTTGGTATGGATGCCATTGGTCGTATTCCTGGTGCTGAGTGGATCGACGATGCATGGGATGCTAAGACAAAGTTCAAGAACCCTGGCTTCCAAAAGGTAAGAGAAGTATCCTCTATTCTTGTACCTAGTATTGGTGTTGGTGCTACATCACGTGTCGCTACTGCTGGTATGACTGGTGGCCCTATTGCTCGTGGTCTATCTGCTCTTGGTATTAACGTTGCTGGTGATGTCGCTATCAACGCTATTAGCGACCAATCTGAGGGTGATACAGTATCGACGATTGTGAAAGAGGCAGCACCTTGGTTGCCTGTTCCTGATGCACTTGTCGTTAAGGATACTGACTCTCCTGAACAACGTCGTCAACGTAACATCTACGAATCAGCTGGTATCAGTATTGTTGGTGACATTATTGGTTACTCTGCTGCTGCAGGTCGTGGAGTAATGGATTGGTTTAAACCTAACGATAAGACTGCTCAGGAGTTTATGTCTTCTGAGGTTCTTGTTAATGCTGACTCTGCTACTGCTACTCGACTGTCTGAGATTGACACTCGGCGTATGGAGTTGCAACAACAACTAGATCAAGTAGCTTCTACGCCTGCTCTGGATCAAGAGACACTTAGAGCACAGCTAGATATCATTGGTGAACTTGACTCTCAAATCAAAGCACTTGATAGTGAAGCTGGTAAGCTCGGTAAACAGTACGCTGATACCGGAGCCTCAGATCTCACTGAGAGCCCTCTAGAATCGTTTGTAGAGCGTCAACAGATCAGCCGTGATAGTCAGATCGATGAGGTAGGTAAGGGGCGCCTTATGGACGATCCTGAAGGGGCTGGTGGTGTTGATCCTATGGTTACTCCTAACATGTTCCCTGAGGGTTCTACTGCTGCTCTTAGCATCCCTCCTGGTAACATTGCCCGTAACATGGCTGACACTACTGCTATCAAGCTTGGTAACAGTGGTGGTACACCTGCTCCTATCCTTTCTGAGCGTGCCTACTATGACCTTAGTAAAGGTAATGCTGTATCACGTAACCTTATCGAGGACCTGGCTGAAGGTACTCGTGCTACTGGTAGCTTTGATGCAACCGTAGAGGGATTTAGGTACACTAAGGCTCAGATGAGTGATGCTGCATGGAAGATCTACAATGATATCATTGGCACTGATAAGGTATCTGATCTAAAGAACCTCTTCCTTGATAACCGTGATGTAAAGAACCTCCTTGATGGTCGCTCTATTAAGTATGTCAACGATGTTCAAGCAGAAGCTATTGGCTTTGCTATGCGTGAGTTGACTGATAAGTACATCGGTCAAGTTGTTACTGAAACATCAGCTCGTGCTATGGATACTGTAGGACGTGAAGTAGCTGACATTGCTGAGGGCTATAAAGCATTCCCTGAGACTGCTGACCTTGGTCGTACCACTGAGATGCTTGGTGATCGCCTTGCCTTCCTTATGGAAGAGTACGCTCTCAATAAGTACATCGCAGGTTGGGCACTTAAGAACCAAGATCGTTGGCAGAAGTTTCTTAAGGAGTCACCTGATAAGGAGTCTGCTATTAGGCAGATTACTGAACAGTTTGACCTTAAGGTACAAGAGAAGAACATGCAGGCACAAGGCTATCGGGATATGATCCGTACTATTGCTAGGGATCGTCCTGATGCTGCTCAACCTTTGATTGATGCATTTGCATTGTCTAAGGGCGATGTGGACTCTCTTGATAAGTTGATGAAGTGGAGTGCTAAGCAACTTAGCCCCATGGGTCTTCTTAAGAGTGGTGATGAAGGGCTTAATGCCTTTGCACAAGGTGTGTGGTCAGTACGTTACAACAACATGCTGTCTGGTATTTCAGCTCTCAAGGCTATTACTGGTAACACTGTTGCGCTTACCCTCCGTACTAATAATGCATTCCTTGGTACTGGCATTGGTATGTTGATGGGTCGTAATACGGTTGATGATCTCCGTAAAGCTACCCATGTCTACGGTTCATTCTGGCAGACCAACAAGCGAGCACTTGCTGATTCCTGGGATACTTTCAAGCGTACCTGGAATAACGGTAAGTGGGGCAATGATGCTACTACTGACTTCCGTGAACTAGCGCGTGAAGACCTTGTTACTGACTATAATCCTAACCTGTGGGACACCTTAGCTGACATGGAACAGGTGTGGGAGAAGGATGGTAACTGGGGTCGTCTCTTCCAATACAGGTCTGCTAGATTTTTGTATGACCTTGGTAACTGGCGTTGGTTTAAGTATGGTACTAATGCAATGATTAGTGCTGATGCCTTTGTACAGACTACTGTTGCTTCACAACTTGCTCGTGCTAGGGCTTGGGATGAGATCTCTGGTATTGGTTACAAAGGTGCTGAACTGGCTCAACAGCTAGCTAAGGCTGAAAAGATTGCTTATGATGAGTCCTTTGATGCTCTTGGTAACCTCACTGATGCTGCTGCTAAGAATGCTGCTGGAGAGATCGCACTTAACCTTGATGACGAGACTGCTACATGGTTGACTCGTGGTATCAATAAGCTGCCTATCTTGAAGCCATTCTTCATGTTCCCTAAGACTGGTGTTAATGGTGTTAAGTCTGCTATGTCCTATACACCTATAGCCACTCTACCTGGCATGAACAGGTACTCTAAGGTACTGTGGGCTGGTGATGACATTGATAAGATCAAAGACGCTCTCATGGAGCATGGTATTGCTTATGATGGTGTACCTAATGGTATGGCTATCTTCAAGGGTCTTGAGGCTGAATACCGTGGTCGTGTGGCATTCGGTGCTCTTCTGTCTACTTCCATGCTTGGTTATGCTCTTGGTGGTAACATCCGTGGTAACGGTCCTGTTAATGCTGGTGAACGTAAGAAGCTTCGTGATAACTTTGGCTGGCAGCCTAAGACGATCAATGTTGCAGGTAAGTGGGTCAGCTATGCTGGCTATGAACCTCTCGATACTATCCTTACTCTTGTTGGTGATCTCGCCTATTACTCCCGTGACATTGGCTCTACTCTCACTGAGTCGTTTGTTGATAAACTAGCGTGGACTCTTTCTGCTACCTTTGTTAATAAGTCTTGGGTAGCTGGTCTTGAGCCTGTTGTTGCTGTTGCTAACGGTGATGAAACAGCTATTACTAGATTCCTTGCTAATGAAGTACGAGCTGCTATTCCTATGTCTGGTGCTCTTGGTGTTGTTTCTAGCGCTATCACAAGCTCCCAAAAGGATATCTACAATGACCTAGTTGGCTATATTACCAATAGGGTTCCTGGCTTCTCCAGTCAACTACCAGATCAAATTGATATCTACACCGGTAAGCCTCTTAATGATATTGACAATCCTGTACTTCGTTCACTTAATGCTGTTAATCCAGTTAAGATTAGCGAAGGTACAGAACCTTGGCGTCAGTGGCTTATTGACAGTGGCTGGGATGGAGTCCAAATGATTCGTAAGGACTCATCTGGTAACCACGAATATACTCCACAGGAACGTGAAGTACTGTATAAGTACATCGGTGAACAGCAGCTGTGGAAGGAATTCGATAAACTCAGCAGGAACAAGAAGTATAATGATCAGTTGGATCGTATTCGTGCAATGCGAGTACAAGGTCGTCCATCTGAAGAGATACAAGCAGCTCAAAGTGAAGTCTATTCAGTGATGAATGATATCATGTCTCAAGCCCA